TTGTCCGATATCAAATATAATTTGTTGTAATAAATCTACTGCAAGAAATACTGCTTTACTTCTATTCGTGGACATATTAAGCATTTCATCTAATCTTCTATCTGAATTGATTAAATCGCCAGTAATAGCAATTAAAACATTATCTATATCATAAACCTTAAATATTTCTTTTGCTCTGTTTACATAATGTTTTAAACGCCTTGAAGCAACCTTGAAATCATAATTGTTATGAGGTAGGGAAACAAGTTCGTTAAAATGTGTATCAGCGATTTGCAACACGCCCACACTTTTGCCTTGCTTGACTTCTTTAAATTTAAACTCTGAAAAATTTTTGCTTTGAAGTAATGCCTGTATGTCAAATAATAGATTAGTAATTGCATTTTCATACCTTGCGTGTTCTCTAAACGCCTTTCGTTCTATTCGGTTTACATCTTGTGCAGATTGTTTCTGCTTTGCAAGTTTAATATTCTCTCTAACAACTTCAACATCATTAAGAGTAGGATTGACTGTTTGTACTCCACACTCTTTACATTTATAGCGTTGTTTATATGATCCGTCATAGTTCTTTTGACGAGATTTTTTAATCATATCTTTACTCCCACAATTAGGGCAAGATATTACATACAATCCATCTTCAGTCAATCTACTCATTTAGTTATCCTTTTAAATCCATTGCTATTGTTTACTAAATCTAATAAATCCTTAAATTCAAAGCAAACCATTACTTTTGAATGATTTTTTGAGAAAACCAGCATAGGTGTTAAGTCCTCTGAATTTTGACACGCTTGTTCGTAGCATTGCCAAATATTAATTCGTTCCACCTTTTTACACTCTACGGAATAAGGGAAAGTATCTCTCCCTGCCTTAGATAATATAATATCCATACCACTCTCGCCCATAACTGCTGTTTTAATGTCGTGTTCGTTGATCCCCAACTTTTCCATTATCATCTCTCTGACTTTGTTCTGGAAATTTCTACCCTTTGCTTTTGCACTACTCGGTTTCATCTAATTCTCCATTTTTTGCTTTTGTAATAGTTTCAGGCGTAAGACTTAAAACAACTTTTTCTTCCTCTTCTTTTTTCTTTTGTTCTTCTTTTCGTTTTAAATATAATTCTAAGTCTTTTTTTTGTTGCTCTTCTTTATCTCTTCTTACTTCATTATTAATTAATTCAATTCTGTCAAATATTGCTCCTGTATCCTCCTCATCAGCAACATAATCCATTAACCAATCCCAATCGTAAGTATGTTTTTTATAAGTGCTATACCCTGAATATATTCTTTTGTCCATAGCATTATACTTATCTTTATCAATTCCATACCCCCAAACTAAAATACATAAAAACTCTAAATCCATTTTTCTTAAATGTTCTAATAGTTCTACTTTTTCTTTTAGTTTTTTGTTATCTGCAACTAAATCAGTTAATACTTCAACCTGATTTTCTAACTTATTTACTCTCATATAGCTCCTTTGGTTTTTTAATAAAATCGTTATATTCTTTCAATTTTTGGTAAAGTTTTTGATATTTATTAGTATGGAATATAATATTATTACGATTAAGTTTACCCTCAACCTCAATACTCCATTTGGTATCTATAACATCTTTAATCTTTTTCATCTGCTATAAATTCTCCTTTTACTATATCATCAATTATAAAACCAATAGTCTGATTTGTTTTATATTTCTTGAAATTGATTTTCTTTATTTTTTTAATTACTTCGTTCCACTTCGCTGTATTGTCGTGTAACTCTTTTTGTGTTTTTAGTAGTAAATCAAAACTCATTTATTCCTCCATTTGTATTATGTTTTTTGCTACTGATAATTCAAGATGTCCAACATATTTAACTATGTCATAGTTTTTATTAAACTCCGTTTGCTTAGGCATTGTTTTGTTTTTCCACCTATAATCATATCCAGAATTATCTAATTCTGTAATATTGTAAATCCATATATTATCCTCATATCCAACAACATATAGAAATATCTTATTGTGTATTTCTGCGTATACTTTATTATAAGCATACTTATCAAACTCTATGATCCAATCTTTATACTTTGCATTTCTTTGTTTTAACTCTATGATATAATGATTGTTGTCTGCGTCAAATCTGTGATATTCGCTTTCACATAAAACTGCTTTATCAGAGAGATAGCGATTTAAAGACTTTAATATTTTAACTTCATTTTCTTTCATATTAGTCTTGTAGCACTTCCACAATCTTATTTACTGGTATATTTTTATTAACCTTACCTGCCATTTGATTTAAGAATATTAACAACCTTTCTTTATATTCACTTAATAGCATTACTGGTTCTTGCGTTTCTTTATGAATAGCCCATTTTTCTCCATTGATTATTTTAAAAGATACACCATTAGAGTTCTTAAATATTTCATCTTTATTCATTATACTTCCTCAAAGTCTGCGTGATCTTTACACTTACTGCACAATCCAACCATTTCAACTTCTTTGCTTTCGTTATCGTAATGCAATTCTCCCATTGGCTCATATCCACAACAACTTGATAAAACTTCTTTTTCGTCCTCACGTAGACTATTCAAGTATGCTATTTCTTCTTTTTCTGTTTGCATTGCTAATTCTGACATCTTACTCATTTGTATTCCTTTCTTGGTTGTACTTGTTCATCACAACACGAAACATATAAATCTCTATATTCCGAAGTTGTCTTTTGTTTGTTGCATTTACCACATTGGTAAACATAAATCGGTTCATCTGGTACAAAAGGCAATACTACTTCATCTGTCCACCTTTCTTGATTTAGATAGGTTTCTGGATTTGGTATGTATTGTTGGTTTTGCCATTGATCCGATTTCTTTTGCAATTCTAAATTCTTTATTATTAAATCAATAGGAAAGTTATTAGCGTCAAATTTATCCTGTACTTTTTTCTTTCCTACTTTCTTTGGATATGCTTTCCAAAATTTCTCAAAGTCTTTATTTATTTCTTCCTTTCTTACCTTCTTACCTTTTATAATATGGTTAAGTCTTGGTTGCTTAGTGGTTAGCTCTTGGTTATTCTTAATAGAATTATAATTATTGTACTCGACGATAAAAAGGTGGGTTACTTGTTGGTTGGAATTTGGACTACTTTTTATCATATTTGTTTGTTTTAGTTTCTTTAAAAATGTTCTTAATTGTTGCCTTGACATACCATTTCGTTTAGAAAAGTTTTCTTGCGAAAATACAATTTCTCCTCTGTTTACTTCAATGATATGATTGTTCATCAACATTGACGAGGGCTTTATACTTGCCCTCATCAACATATCAATCCAACATTTGAGATACAAAGGATTATCCCAAATCCAGTTGTCTTGTATTTTACGATATAGTTTTATGAAACTATTATCCATTGTAATTCCTTGATAAAAATAAAAATGTCAATATTGCTACCCATAATAGCATATCAAACATTTTTATTATCCATTGCGTTCGTAAGACTTGCTAATGCTTTTTCATATACATTAACATTGGATCTAATACCATTGCTATTATTCTTTAACCAATTTCTTGCGTCTTTACTTAATACACCTTTATCAAGTGCTTTCTTTTCAAGTCGGTTAAATGACTCTATTTGTTTAATGGTTGGTGCTTTCATTTGAAAGTCCTCGCTTTCTACATCAGAGTAAAATGCGTTCTTACCATATAAACCTAATAGCTTTAATGTTGCTCTTGCTTTACCTCTTTTCTCTGCCATTGCCCAGAAATATTGGTTTTTGCAATTTGTATCATTTGCCTCGCCAAAGGTTACTTCATCTATTAAACCAAACTCATCACTTTCTTGATATGCTCTTATTTTAATAGCTACACTTGGCGATACATCAAGATTATCAGACATTTCAAACTTAATGTTTTCTGCCTCAATAATCTTTATCACTCCGTCAAAAGATATAATCTTATTACCTCGTAAAGTCCAAAAATCACTTTCATCAAGATTATACTTTTTTACTAATTGATCACTCATACTTCCTCCTTACCATATTTTAAATAATTTGTAATACTATCCTCAATCAAATAGAATAGTTCAGTACCTTTTTCAGTATTTTCTGTGTGTGTTTTGTGTTCTACAATTAAATCATTTTGTAAATTTAATTGCTCAACAACTTTAAAGAATATAGTATCTGATAATTCACATACCTTATCTTTTAAAGTGTTAGTTCCTTGACAAGCTACACAATGTTGATCACTCATTTTCGTTCCTTTCCTTAATTAAATAATTGTTCATAATTTTGACCAGTAACATACGATATAGCTAACTTAGCTACTTGTGGTATTTTACCTGCTCGTTTCCAACGATTTACTGTAACCTCGTGTACTTCAAGTCTGCGACTTAAATACGCTTGACTTCGTTCATTGGTATCGAGCCATATCTGTACCATATACCAATCATTATCATTGCTCATTTACTTCTCCTTCCATTTAGTTTCCAATGCAAGTGAAATAACTTGCTTTTTTGTTAAAAATGTGTCTGTGCGATAGTCGTAAAAATCTCTACTGCTATCATCTTGATTCTCGATATAATACATTTCTGCAACATTATTAAGTCGCAAGTGTAATATCATAGAATTAATCTGTTTATCTGTGTATTCTTTCATTAGTCTAATTTCCTCACTTCCTTAACACCTTGTTTTAATAATCTATAACAAATATAGATACCTATTAATGCTCCTAATGTTTCCATTATTCTACCTCCTCGTCGTATTCATCTGATAATTTATCTCTTAACTTATCATCAAGTCTTTGCTCTATACCTTGAACTTTTTTTCCGTAATGTCCATTACTTTCATCAATAGAAATTACAAGTTGTCCATTGTCAATCCACATTTCCCAAGTATAAAATATCTGTTCTTCTGTTCCGTCATACATAACCCTTTGTAGTCTAATAGGTTTATCAGTATCCACTATTTGATCATCACACTTCTTTTCAATATCCTCTAAGGTTATATGACTTGTACCTCTTTCAAAATAATACTCGCCGTTTTCTTTAAGTTCTTTAATTCTATCATTAATCCATTTTTCTTTTTTACTGCTCATTTGTTCTCCTTGTTTGTTATTCTAATATAATTATGGGCATAACTATTCTGTTGATTTAACTGATAGGGTATATTAATGAGATATGAAGATATAGCTATGCCCAATATAATATAATTGTTGATCCTGTTTGTTTTATAATTCATAAACCTTGTTAAGATAGTATAAGCATAATATTATAAATATCCAAATATAAAAATTACCCTGTGAAATATAATATAAAATACCCTCTGAGATATAATATAAATACATTGTTTTATTGTTGTTTTTTCAGTAAGATTAAATCCTTTCTATATTATGTTCATTTATATAGACCTTGTTTGTTAGAAAAGAGGGCGTTTAGCCCTCTTTTTTTTATTGTAGTATAGTATTTTCGATATTTTCAAAACTTTCAGATATACTGGCGTTCATTAAATTATTATTTCTTATTTCATCTTTTATAGTAGCTAAATTAGATATAATAATATAACGCTTATGATCATCAAGTTTATTTTTATCTTGTTTATCTTTTTTCATTTTATACCCTTTTATGTTGTTATTATTTTAATTTCTCTGATTAATAAATATCTATTTCTATTATCTTTAATACAAGGCTCTGTACCATTATTAAGAGCCTGTTTATATTTATTATTCATTTCTTTATATTTTTTTTCAATTTGATATTTATTTAAATTATCATCTTCAAAAAATATAAAAGATTTACTCAAATTTTGAGTTGTTACTTTTATTGCATATTTCATTATATACCCTTTGTTATTTGTTATTAAAATAATTATTAAAAATCTTTTTAAATCTTGTATAAAAAAAGGCGTATATAATTAAATATACGCCCTTTGTTATTATATGTTTATTGCTTGTGTAAATCCAAACGGATCGCAAATATAATTACTAAAAATCTCTTTACATTGTTTAATTTGAAATTCATTTTTAGTTATATAAAAATATTCTTCAAAATCATTTTTAAAGTCATCTTTTATAATTTGCTTTTCTTCTTTTGATTTGCTCAACTTGTGTATTTGCTGATCCAAATAATTATTCGCATCTTCAAAATTATCAAATACTATAATTGATTTTTTGCCAAAATTTACAATTTTACCAGACCAATCTAATATTATATATTTTTCAGCGTGTTTCTTAGCTTTATATGTTGGATTATATCTCATTTTACTTTTTCCTTTGTTTGTTTGCTTAATCTAAAACTATTAATAAAAACTCATAAGCGTAGTTTTTTATTTTGTTTATATTGATAATTCGAATATTTCTTCGAAATACTCATATAAGAAACCATCATCATTAAAAGACATTTCAAACTTATCAGATCCCCAGTAACCAGAAACTAAATTATATTTAGTATCTATCGATATATTTGGACCTCCAAAAGCTACAAGTAAATCACAACCATTGTATACTTGTTTGCCTTTGTCATCAAACCAAGAATAATAAGTAATAGATAATATGTCATCAAAAAATCTATTTCTTTTTTCTTCTTCTTGATTTTCATACGTATTTGGTAGATCTTCAATTTCTTTGATTGTATTTAATACCATTTCTTTTAAGTCATCTTTTATACTCATTGTTTGTTTTCCTTTGTTTGTTTTTTATTAAAATCTTTTTAAATGTTGATCAGTACCAATAGCAACCAAAAACCAAAGAACATAAAGAGAGTAAAAACAAATTCTAATATGTTTGTAATTATCTTTTTTCTTTTTTCTTGTTTTTGTATTGCTTTTAATTCTTGATTATGAAAGTATCTTTTAAAAGTTTCCGTTTTGTAGTTCATTGTTTAGCCCCTTTGTTTAATCTTTTTAATTCTTTTCTAATTCTTTTTAATTCTTCATTTGAATTGTTAAGGTTTGTGATAGATCTTTTTCTTTTTGTTAAAGTTTTTATTTCTAATTCTTCATAATGTTTTATATATGCCCAGTTTTTAAGATTCATTTTAAACCTTCCTTTGTTTGTTTAATTTCATTACTAACAACTTACAACTCTTTTTTTTAATATGCAAGCAATTTGTTTAGTATATGTTAACATTTCTTTATTTGGTATGATGTCCAATTACATCAGCAACGCCACGCCCTAACTTTTTAAACGTCAATTTAATTGGTTATTTGTAGCTGATTAGATCATCTTTTAAAGATTTTTCAAGATATTTCTTTTTTTTCTTAGCTTGTTTGCTTGATTTTTACCCCATAGAGGAGGATTCGAGGAAAGGTAGGTTTGGTATAACTATTCCCTACGAAATATCAGTTAATGACTAACTAAATAGTAATAATTTAATACTCTATATATAAGAATCAAGATTTAAAAATATTCCCATAAACGACGATATTGTTTAAGATAGAGGAATTTAAGAGGTTCAGTTTTTTGTCGTGTTTCTATTAGATTTCCAATCCAAGCTTTTTAGGGTTTTTTATTGGTATTTCACAGATATTATTGGTTAAATTGTGTGTATGCCAAGATATGATTATCAATGCTTAGAAACAGGTAATGTGTTTGAGGTGGAACAGAAAATGACAGATGATCCCCTTGAGAGATGTACTTGTTGTAAAGAACGATTCTTAGTCAAAAGGATACCTTCTAAGCCATTATTGGTCATAAATGGTGCAGGTTCAATGCCTGATCGTAAATTATACAAAGAATTGGATATAGATTAATGTTTGATTATTGCTCATTAGTACAGAAGAAATGTTCTTACGCCAGTAAGGTAAAAGACATCACCTATTGTGGGTTACACACAGGAAACAAAGAGCAAAATAGAGTAGACTATATAAAAGTATGTCCAAAGGAAAAAATTAAAAAGAGGAGATAGTTATGCCCTATCATTATGGAACAAAAAAGAAAAAGAAGAAGAAGAAAAAAGGTAAGAAAAAGTAATGGCTAAAAATTTAAAAGGTGTTAGCTTAAAAGGATTAACCACAGTGCAAAAAAGACAGATGAGCAAACATAAGGTTCATCATACCAAAGCACATTTACGAAGTATGGCAGCAGCTATGCGTAAGGGTAAAACCTTTAAACAATCTCACAGTATTGCAATGCGTAAAGTTGGTAAATGAAAGATAAGAGTATATTTAGTAAAGCCAACGGTGCTGGAAAAGGTGACGAACCTAGAATGGGCATATCCCAAAAGAAATGGGAAGAACGCTGGGAAAAGATTTTTGGTCACAAAGGATTAAAGAAAGATGTATTTAAGGACAAGAAGTAATGTGGGATTTATTTAAAGATAAAAACGAATACAACGAAAAAAATATTATTGGCTTCTTGTCTTTTGCGTTGATGTGCGTATTTGGCATCGTGGATTTAGCAATGGGTATTATTGGAATAGAACTAATGGTCAACGACTACATCTATAACTCGTTCGTCTGGGTTACACTCGGTTCATTTGGTATCGCAGGAGCAGAAAAAGTCTACAAGAAATGAGAAAGTCATTATTTAACGATCGCACCAGGAAGTCAAATGGTGCTAAAAAAACTCGACAAGGTAAAAGCACGAATACGAAATACGGAACAAAAGGTTCTAAGAAGTATTATAAAAAGAAATACAGAGGACAAGGCAAGTGAGTAATATAGAACTAAAGAAAGCCAATCAAATGGCTGCTATTGAATTATTAATTCATAATCCAGAAATAAACAAAAAACAGATAGCCGAAAAACTACAAGTAAGTCCACGCACTATTCATAGCTGGTTTTCTGATGATAGGTTTGTTGAAATGTATTACAAGAAGTATATGATTTCTTTTAATGCCAAGCTACCAATGGTATTAAATAGTATGATTCGTGAAGCTGTTGAAGGGAATGTCCAAGCAGGGCGTCTGGTATTAGAACATTCAGGGAAACTGGTTAGAAATATAAATGTAACCGTAGATAGTCCATTTGAGAAGTTCTTAAAAGCAGAGCAAATAGACGCTGATGATATTATAGACGCCGAAAGCGAAGAGGTTACAGAAATACTGGATACGCTTCCAGAAAGAAATCCCATAAACGACAAACCGAAGAAGCGAGATATAAAAGAAAAGAAAGCAGTAGAGCAAATCAAGAAAGGCAAAAAACCTTATAGACAGAAACGCCGAGAGGATAGAGCATCACGATATGCTTTATTGCAGAGAGCTAAGAAAGTAGGGTTAGATCCATTGCCATCAAGGCGTCCGACAAATAGTGAAAGGCGTAAGTGGTTAGAGAAGTTAGCAGAGTTAGAGTCTAAGAAAGACCATACTCATCAGGCATAACATCATATTTTTCAAACATTTCTGACATTTCCATAGAAATAGACATCATATCATCAACGCTAATATCTTCCTGATAGATTTTTTTGTTAGGTGCAACTTTAGCACAAATAAAACCAAGTAAGTCGTTATTAGCTTCAGATATTTTTCGTAGTTCAACTACCATTTTATACAGTTCTTTGATTAAATCGTCCATTATTTTGATTTTATTGATTTACCTATTTTACGAAGTTTAGTTTTCAATTGCGATGTAAATCTCTCAAAATACCTATCTTTTAATTTTAAACTATCGATATAAGGCAACAATAAATCTCTTGCTTCTGCATTAGAAGCATAAAACCATTTACGCTGAACATTGTCTTTATATTCACCAGTAATACCTAAATGATAATGTCCGTATTTTACATCACTACCTACTCTCGCAGTAATTTTAGACATATTAGTTTTTACAGCACTTCTTTTTTCCATAGATTGTTTTAACTTGCCTTTAGCAATCATAAAGTCAGTAGCCATACCACCTTCTTTTTTAACTCTTAGCCATTTGGATTTAGGGGTATAATCAATAAACTTATTTCCCTGAATATCTTTTTGTGTTTTGAAAGTTTTTAAAGAATCTTTTCTTGCTTGTTCTGCTAAAGGTGCTAATACTTCTCGTACTGCAAATTGTGCTAAGTCTTTCTTTTTTAATTTTTTAAAATCGAAATCAACTTTGTTTTGCATCTTTATCATCTACGACCACCAACGGTTGATTCACACTTGCATTTTCTTCAATGATTCTATTAGCATCATCAATAGTTAAGTCTTTATTTTCTTCTGCTAATATTTTTGCTTCAGTTGTTAAGTTATGTTTTAACTTATACTCGTTCATCATAATCTTATCTTGTGTAGTCATAGGGTATTCAACCTCTGAAAAATCTACATTAAATTGAGAAACTTCAGGTAATCCGAGATTGTTGATTTGAGATAAAGCATATTCTACTCTATAAAAGTCTTTTTCATATTGACGATATAATTCTTTATCATCTATAAAATCTTCGTGGCGTTCTAAGTCTTTAATCATTAAAGAGATACCACTTGGTACTTCTCCACCTGATTGTGCGAAAGTAACAAATAGATGATTGTTCAATGCTACTAATTCTATTTGCCATTTAATATTTTCAATCACATCTCTTACACTTCCCTTTGGAGATACAATATTGTAATTACTTCCTTCAGGTAAAGTTAAAATCTCATCTGATCCTTCTCTTACATTGCT